GTCTGCTCACAGTTGTGGGGAGCGTTGAACGTGTCTTGCATCCGGTCATTCGTGGCGTTGATCTGCTTGATGATCCGGAGCATGAACTTCTTGCCTTCCTCGGTAAGCACGTCGTACCCCAGGATTTCGAGGGCTTCATTCAGCCCATTCACGCCCACGGTGCTATACTGTTTCTTGATGTCCATCAGCCCGTGGTCGTACAGGGGAAGCTGGTGGCGATTGATGTGCCGTTTGATGATGGATCGTTTGGCATTGTTGATCACTGCACAGTCAACCACCCGCTCATTCAGCATGCACATGAAGAGCAGCTCAGGGGATCCTCCCTCCCTTTCCAATACAGCCAGCTTGGCCAGTCTAGGCATGTTGAGGGTAACCACACCGAGACTTCCAATCTTGGTACTTCCAGCACCAAAGCTGTTGAAGAACTCATTGTTGAGATCTGAGCGAAGACGGCAGCAGGAGCTGAGTGTTGTGGTGTCCCCTGTGTAGAACTCAAAGGCACCAAAGGGCAGCTGTGCTTCAGCCACCTGATTGAGGAACTTGCGGTCCTTGATGCGTCCTTTGGTTGTCTTGGTGAAGCAGCAGCTAATCACCGGGAAGGTGACAGGAGTACGCTCCATCTCCTCGTTCTTGATAGTGAGCAGCAGCTCCTGGAGCTTCTGGATGATCTTGATGTTGGGTTTGGATCCATCAGGGAACGTGTAATCAGCACACAGACTTCTGAGGAAGTACCTATCGTACAGACTGACATTGGTGAATGGGCTCTGGTTGGCCCTGAACAAGGGCTGGTTGACTGTGTAGATGAACGAGGTCAGCTGCTCCCGCACATACTGCCAGACATCACACTGCGCTCTGAAGCGACAGTGGCTGTCCTCGAGTGTGTTCAATGCCTTCTCGACATAGTAGCTCAGGACGATGAGTAGATCAGCCACACCTGTGGCACCATGCGTGTTGTTCGAGGCAATCCCGATGAACTGTTCGAGCTGCTTGAAGAATGCCAGAATATGCTTGGGAGGTGTGCTCTTGATCTTCTCAACCATAGGCAGCCCTTCGAGCATCACATCATAGGTGCTGTAGTTGAAGCAGTAGGGCTTTGCTATGTCTCCGCTGAAGTCATTGATGTAGAAGTCACCACGGATCTGATGCTCGATGATCCTGTTAGCCTCCTCCAGGGAGAGTGTTTCCTTGAGTTCCTTCCAAAGTTGATAGTAGTTATCCAACCGGAAGAAGGGCTTGTGTACCTCGAAGCCGAAGCTCACGATGTCATTACTGTCCACGTTGGCGTTGGCGTCCACGCTGACATCAGCAGTGGTGGAGGTGTCCTGGTGGAAGAACCTCCGTCTGAACTCACGGGGGTCCAGCTGCCGCCCTATGCCGTCCAGATCAAACAGTTCCTGTGGATAGTAACTCCTGAGCCGCGCCATGAGGTCATCGAACTCAGGGTCGAATGTAATTGTGATATTCATGTTTATTCCTTACGCTTGTGGATATGATTAGGCACGTGATTCCCAATCCATCCAGTTGATTATCCAGTTCTTGCACATCTCACTACGCACGATATCATCTACCTCAAACTCGATGATAGGGATGTCCATCTCATAGTGGCGCACCATATCGATGGCGGTCTTGAGGCCGGACTTGGAGGACAGATCAGACTGCCTGATGTCCCCGTTGAGGATGACCTTGGCATCACCGATCCGGGTGACAAACATCTTCATCTCTTTAGGGGTGGTGTTCTGTGCTTCATCCAACAGCACGATCCCATCCCGGAACGAGCGTCCACGCATGGACTCGAAAGGCACGACCTCGATCACCTCCTTGCGGAGGCAGTACTCGAGGTGGCTTCTTCCGATGGCATCACCAAGGATGCTGTACACCTCAGCAAACCACTGTTCCATCTTCTCGAGCATGGTCCCAGGCTTGAACCCGAGGGATCTGCCTGAATCGACGTTGGGACGTGTGAGGTATATCTTGTCCACACTCCCATTGAGTAGTGCAATAGCAGCCATCATAGTGGCTACGTAGGTCTTGCCAGTCCCTGCATACCCACAAATGATGGTCATCTGGTTATCCTTGATGGCGTTGATGAGTTGTGCCTGTCTATCATTCAACGGGTGCAGGACGAGATGCTGTACGAATTTATCCTTCTTCCGTTTTTTGCTCATGATTATCCTCAGCGGGAGGTGTCCACAGTTTATAGGTGTGTTTGGTGTCGTCCCATTCCGTGTTCCGAAGGATCCGGGCGACACGCGCTTGTTGGATGGCGTCTTCTTCCGTGAGCCCCTTGGCCTCGTAGGCAGCTACAATAGCTTCCCAGGCAAGAGCCTCGAACTGGTCATCGTCGTCCGTCTGTATCTCATCGAGGAGCTTGGCGGCACGTTTAGGGCCAATACCTGGGCACCCTTTGTAGCCGTCAGTGCTATCACCGGTGAGGCATTGTGTGTAGAACCACATGTCAGCCTCACGCTTCTCAATGAGACGAGGGGCCTTGTCCTTCATCCAGTTGTACAGCCAGCAGGGGATGGTACGGAGATCCTTGTCGGCACTAGCCACAGTGAACTCGGCATGGTCGACACTCCCATATATACCCATGACATCATCAGCCTCGAGGCCCTCAATGAGCCACACAGGGTGGTTGTCCGTGATGTGCTTACGGAGATCATACCAGATCTGAGGCTTGTCAGGGAGATCAGCACGGTTGTGTTTGTAGGTAGGGAGTACCTTGTACCGGAAGTTGCGATCACCGGTGAGACACATGATGTGCTTATCACATCCGCATGTCCTGGTTACCTGCTTGGTGAAGGCGTTGATGTCCTTGATTGCCTGATCCAGGTCAGCCTCTTCAGTGATGGTGTCTTCATCCCACACGGTACGCTGGAAGTTGGCAAAGGCATGCTTGTACAGGAGGATGTCACAGTCGATCAGTACGGTGCTCATATCTCAAGAGCCTCCCTTACACCCTCTATCTGCGCCTTGAGAGCGTCCATATACTCGTGCAGCTCCTCAAAGGATGTAACACTCGATGTTCGGATAGAGTAGTCCACAAACCCTCTGAGAGCCTGCTCAAGCGTTGAATAGAAAGCCATGTCCACCCAGTACTCGTCACCAGCCTTGAAACTCTTGGAGTCCTTGGCCGCTACCTTCCTGGCTTTTAACGTGAAGCTATAGGTTCCTGAATGGAGCCGCCAATCTTCGTTGATACGGATGTCCATCTTATTTATCCTCCCGTACCCTGACGAAACTCGGGAATCGCAGGGACTTGTCTTTGGTTACTTCCTGGTACTTGACCTCAATCATTGTCGGAGGTGTTACTAGGAATGATTCTCGTTCAGCATCAGTGAACCCTGTGCCCACCTTGGCCGTGTACCCTTCGCCTTCACAGAGTAGGGCACCCATACGTCCTTCATGCTTTCCTTTACCGGGAATGACCTCTTGCACCAGCATATCCACTGTGTGCCAGGGTTTCATCTTGCACCAGAAGTCTGACTTCTTGCCAGTGTATGGACTGTCGAACACCTTAAGGACTGTACCCTCGTAGCCCTCATGTATGTAGAACTTCATCACTCCTTCACAGTGGTGGTGATCGTTGTGCTTGAGGATGCCATGGTTCACCAGAACCACGTTGTTTGGTGGATAGTAGAGTACCTGTTCCAGCATCCTATAGCGTTCAATAAACGGCGCAGCATTCGCGATGTCGATGTCAAACAGGTGCATCTCAAAGATGCTCGGATCGATCTCCTTATGTCTTCGGAGTTGGGTCATGACGTGGCTGAAGTTGTCAGCTGTCACTTCACCGTCGAACCACACTGTTGAGCGGTTGAGCTGCTTGGCCATCGCTCTCATTGACTCATCAAATACGTTGAAGTTGTTGAACTCTTTACCAGACCGAGACCAGTAACGGACGGAACCAGATGCCTCAACGCATGTAAGGCACCTGACTCCATCCAGTTTCGGACTGTGCATAATCTTCCGGTCCTTATGTTTCTCAAGGAACCGTTCGAGGTTGTCTTTGCACAGCATGGGTTTCATATGATATCTCCTACAATTATTTAGGATCTTTCCAGACAACGGCTCGGCATATGTCCTTAAACAATCTCCTGTACCAACGAAGAGATCTAAAACCAACAAACCGGAAACCGTCTAGTAGCACCAGCACCGGAAAGGTGATGATGAAGAAGATTGCAATTAGCTGTCTGGATATCTTTCGTCGTATTTCTTTGAGATGTATCATTCCTGCTCCTCCTCTACAGTTTACGATAACGCGTGACCGTGCACACCACCCACCCCATCAGTAGAAAGAGAGCGAGTGCAATGTATACAGGAATAAACACAAGCCACCACGAGCATGTGATGACACCAGCCAGCTTCAAACCGAGGAGCAGCACCTGACTGAGTACTATAAGATTCGACATTACTTTGCTCCCTTCTTCAGACTCATAAAGTCAGCCAGCTTGCGGTAACCAAAGGACGCACTAACACTTACACCTACCATCCATCTGTACCATTCGGGTGTCTTATCAAGAGCATTGAAGCCTCGAATGACGTACTCATACATGCCGGGGATGAAGCAGAGGATGCAGGGTACAGACAGGATGATTGTCCAATACTCATCCTTCCACCCACCCTGATTGATCTGTGTATTCTCCCAGGCAATGTCACCTTCGACGGAAGTCTGTAGGCGGTTGACTGTGGCCATGGTCTTGGCCTTCTGTATTGCCAGCTCACCTTCCAGCTTCACACGCTTACGGTCCTGCCAGCCCTTCACGGCTTCTGTGATAGGACTGACAAGACCTCCGAGAAAGCTAAACAGTCCCATCGCCCGGCCCTCCACACATGGTCCCAATGACACGCACAACTTCCTTAGCCTCGTCGCGTTCTCTGGTAACTCGAACCAAACGAGTCTGGAGCGCAGTCTGTTCTTTACCAAGAGCCACACGCTCTTCTTCACACTGCTTGATAAACATGTTGAGCTGGTTACGAACCTTGGTAAATCCTTTCAGTATCTTATTTATCTTCAACATTTTTTTGATCCTCTCCTTTGAGCTGCATTATCCCGCAGGGTTTGAGTTCAGGACAGATACCACCACGATACAAACATGTAGGTACCATACGATATCCAAGGGCTGGATCAACAGCGAACATCTTATGCTTGATTGCCAGCATGACTTCCCTGGTTTCAGGAGATGCCTGGAAGCAGAGCCGTGCTTTCGCCATGTTGATTAATGCTTGGGCGTTAATGAGCATGGCATGATTCACGGGTGTCATCCGGTCAGCTTTGGCGGCACCATGGCGGTCCGGGCGGTTGCTCTCTACGAAGTGCTCCACTCCGATCTTGTGCCGGACAAGGTGAACAGACACGAACGTGGGAATGTGCTTCATCTCGATCCAGAAGATCTGGGTACGGATAGGGCTGTGCTCACACTTGTAGATCTTATCCAGGCTTATGGTGGACCGCTGTCCCTTCATGGTCATCTCACACGCACGGCGCATGAGGTCTTCACCGGTGAGTTTCTTAATCTTTATCTGCATTACGTTCCCTCCTGTAGAACTGGGCCTTCCCGAGGTCTTCCATGGCGTCCCCTTTGTCCCCTGCACGAAGGCGATACTTAAGTTCATTGCCCAAGCAGTAGGATTCATATGGAGAGAGGTTGGCCTTCTCCAGTACCATCTTGATAATGTCCTTCACCTCAACAGCGAGCTGCTGGTAGTGTGGAGGGTGATTTACCATGTCCTCTGTAGGGGACTTCTCAGGTAACTCACTGAACGCATCCATGCAGAGCCATGCCCTGTCTGAGTTGGGCAGCATGAATCGCCCCAACGCCCCACCCCCATCATAGAGAAGGAACACAGCACTGTTGTCGTACCACTCACGTACCTGTACAGGTGCAACACCTCCGATATGTACATGCGGAGTGTTTAGTGTGTATTCTTTAAGATACATCTTCAACCCCATAAATGTCTTTCAGCATTTCCTTGATGGGACCAAGAGGACTCACATAGTTGTCTCCCTTGATGCCTTTCCCATTCTTAGTCTTTGCTGGTTTGGCTTCGTTGGCGATTGTTACAAGTTCGAGGGTGGCATCAACAACCTCACTGAAAGGCACAGCCGGGGGAAGCATCGGTCGTATGGTACTCTCAAGGTCATCAAGAGCACCCTGTACCCACGCTGCTATCGTCTCCACGGTTTCATGTGTGTGCTCCATGGCTCTGAAGGATTGGAAGTGGGACATGCGGAACTTGAAGAAGGTACCTCTGAGAACGAAGAGCACGTCCGCATACTCCTGGAGCTTGTGAGCCAGGGTGGCGGCCTCAGTACACTCGGCGATTTCCTCACTGAGCATGAGCACCTCCACATCTGCGTTGAACGTGGTGAACCCACGCTCCTTGTTCCAGAGTTCTATCCGCTTGTGGATATTATTGGGCATGGCAAAGCCTCCTTAGAATTTGATAGATGATTCCTTGATGTACGTCTCACCATTGATGACAAGCACTTCGGGGATATGATTCAACAGCCGCTCTTCCCGAGACTTGTATTTGCGATAAGAACATACACGGCAGGAGTGGAAGAGGCCGTCCCGCTTGGAGCGGTCCTTGGGAAACTGGTCAAGGAACTTAAGCTCACCACAGGTTGAGCAGCGTTTCATGAGTTCAAATTCCATATTATATTTCCTCTTCCTCTTCTTCTTCTTCGTATATGGCATCCAGTATTAAACACAGGGATTCCAAGGTGCCAGCCTCTCTACACTCGAGGTAGATGGGCATCCACTCGATAGTGAGATCACTGAGATCGTTACAATCAAATTCGTCGTATGTTTCTGCCACCCACTTACGTAATTCATTGTTGAGCATGCGCGTTAGCTGTACAATTTCATCAAATTCTTCTTCATCATCAGCCTCTTGAATAGCAAAGGCAGACCACAGAGCTACCTCGCACATCAGCATGATGGAGTCTCCCATTGTTCCAACGTCTTCAGGAAGTGTGGGTTCTTCAATAGGTTCTTCGAGGGTTTCAGTGTAGCGTCTGATATCAGTAATAAGCGCTGCTTTCTGTTCCAGTGTGGTGTTCATAGTGTCTTCTCTCCTAATGGGTTTCAGCCCATGACGTGCCAATATCATATTCGCCGTCCATGGGACATCGTGTGTTGTAATGTTCTCCAGCCTGAATGATGCCTAATCGTGCAAGTTCACCTACACGATGTGCATCATGTGCACGAACTTCTATCTGTACTTCATCGTGGATGTTACCCACGAACTCATAATCCAGCCCCTCTGCCTTCATGGCTTGATCCATGATGACAAGGGCCTTCTTCATGATGACTGCTCCTGCACTCTGCAGCAGGATGTTGAGGGCACTGTGTTCAGAGCGCACCTGGAGCTTGCGCCCGTCCAGCCCACGAAGAACGCCTGTTTCCTTGGCCTTCTTCTTGACTGCGTTGATGAGTTTCTTGAAGGCAGGCAGTGCTTCCAGGAACTGTTCGCCTTTCTTCTTGCCAAGCGCAGGACCACCACCTAGGATCTCCCCTAGCTTGGCGTTTCCTGCTCCGTACATCCCGTTGTGTTACGATGGCCCGTGTCCGACCACCCTCTTACTGTTTCCAGCAAGACCAGACTATATCATGATCCCAGTAGGATCCCTCCCGTTTGGACTCTACTTAGAGCCTACTCTCTTGCGAGATAGTCGTTGCACCTTCAAATGCTCGCCAGCACTTATGTTCAAGTTGATGACACCGCTTACACAGCAGTACGAGGTTGTCTCTTGTGTTGTGTGTACGGTCTCGGTTTTTATGGTGGACGCACCACATACTTGGTGGCGCATCTTTCAAGTCTTTTCCACAATGTTGGCAGTACCTATCTTCATGTTTGACCAACTGACGCATGTGATTCAAGATCCCCTTCCCATTTGAGTATTGTGGATGCTCAACACCGCGCAAGTTTGAGCCTCCTTTCCCTACACCAAATGATTCAGGGTTTCTCTTCTTACGTGCATTCGCTGAGTATGAACGCTGTCGCTCGCGTACACATTCAGGGCGTTTGCAGTACACTTGGTCTTTCCGTTTATAGGTGAACGGTTTTCCGCATAACAAACAGAGTCTTTCCATGTCTCCTCCTGTTATGCTGGCGAGTATTTGCTTGGCTCAGGATTGCCCTCGGCTTTACGTTAGGGTGTCCCCTGAATTAAAGAGGTTTGCTATGTAGGTTACCCTACAAAGGCCCAAATTGTTCAGGCATAGAACCATCTCTTGGCGACGTTCCGGTCATGAATGCCAAGAGCCTTCATGTTCATGGTGTGCACGTCTGTGCCTTCTTCCTTCTTGCCCTCCAGCACGGCCTTCCCAAAGGCTCCCTTGTCATATCGTGCAAGGTAGTGAGCCAGGGTCCGCGCTTCCAGTCCGGCGGCATCACACCCAACCAGCTTGCGACCCTCGGGCACGATGAACAAGGCCCGACAGTCCTTACCATATAGGCTACCATTAGCTGGTACCTGTGCAAGGTTGGGACTGAAGTGGGTCATGCGTCCGCTGACAGCACCACAGGAATTGACAGCCCCATGGATACGGCCATCGTCCTTGACGTGCTTGAGCCACGCTTCCTTGCCTGTGGCCAGCTGTCCAATACGCTTTTCAATCAGCATGTATTCAGCAATGAGCTTGGCCTCAGGGTAGGGGAGTGAGTTGAGGATTGTTTCGTCGATCTTAGGTTCACCGGTGTTCTCGGTGAACTCGGAAGGTACCCAGTTGTACTTACGCCTGAGCATCTTGGAGATGTGGCTGCGACTGTTGGCGTTGAAATCCACCAGCTTGATCTTGGTCATGGGACAACCAGCCACATAATGGAACCGCTTATTGTCAGCCTTAGGTGTGAAGGGTTTTGTCTGTGCCTTGACATAGAAAGGCGGGAAGATCTTCTGAAGCTCCCGCTGTAGTTCCTTGTGCCGTTCTATCAGTCGTCCATGGAGGCGTCCTGCAGCTTCCAGGTCAAACAGGAAACCCTTTTGCTCCTGCCGTGCAATGATAGCTGCCACCTCATGTTCCAGATCCAGTGCTTCCTGGCTTACCTCCTGTGTCTGTAAGCGTTCCAGCAGCTGTACAGTTACCCGTACATCCTGCTCACAATATGTGGACATCTCAGGAGTCCACTCAGCCCAATCCGTGGTCTTGCCGTAGTCGCCTTTCAGTTCACCCAATCGATACCCAAACGACTCAAGGCTGTATCTCCCGATCATGTTGCCGGGGATACGACCAGCCTTGAATCGTCCGAAGTCGCTCTGCTTGATATCCGGGAAGGCCAGCCGTGCCCATACCAGCGTGTCCAGCACCTTGTTACAGGTCCACTCAGGGTGGACGCGCTTAATGGCCGGGATATCGTAGCTGATGATGTTGTGCCCACATATGACTGAGGCCCTCTCAAGCATCTGGAGAGCCTCAGAAACAGGACGAGCACTGACGGGATCGAAGGTGTGATATCCATCCCCGTCATAGATACTGATACAGTGGATGGTGTTGACGACATCGAGCAAACCATTGGTCTCAATGTCAAAGGTTATCATACGCGGTACTGCTCCATGAAGTAGGGTTCGTTCATCAGGAAGGCACGAAGCTCATCGATGACATCGACATGGTAGGTGTTGACCTGCCCCCATGCGCTGTCCTCGATCTTGACAATCTCATACCCCAATACCTGGGAGAGCTTGCGAAGGTGTGTACCAAGTGAGATCCATGTGCCTCTACATTTGAGATTGAGGTACTCACCCAGCCAGGGGGTAGCACGGGCTGTCTTGTATTCCTTCTGCCTGCCTAGTTCAGCCTCAACCTTGCGCAGCTTACGCTGTGCAGCACTCGCTGTGGCCATAGCCGTGGCAGTCTTCTTGTCACTGATCCATGCCTTGGTCCTGATGGCCTCCTCTTTCAAAGCTCGTTCTTCTTTGAGTTCAGTGGCCAGCCTGATGATGAAGTCAGGATCAAGCAGTGCCTGTTCGGCAGCTTCAGATGTCAGGTACCCACCACGTTTACGGATGGAGGGCAGCACCTCACTGGTCACCCACTTCTTGAACTTCTTTGCCTCAGGTTTGCGTGATCGGAGGATCAGGGAGTAAAGGCCGGATTCGTTGATAATGGTGGCTACAGGATTTGTTGCAGAGATACCCGTCAATATGACGGACATCTTTTCATCATTATCCAAGTGACGTGTTCCAGCGTTGGTATCACTGAATCCCAACACGTCACAAACATCCTTGGCTACAAACCAAGGCTCGTTATTCTGCATGATGATTCTGACTTGGCCGAATGCTTCATTGTTGAATATCTGTATTGCGTTTGTCATCTTAAAAGTCTCCTTGTGGTTCTGGTTGAAAGACATCCTCTTCTTGGAAGGGAAGCAGCCGTCCTGTTGTTGGATTGTATTGGAGTGTGTCGGCCACACCTGTGATACCTGTGGGCCTGTTCTTGAGTATGCGAATGGTGCTGATGTTTGGGTCCTCACCCTGCTGATCCCTCTCAAGGGCGATGACCGCATCGCTTAATTGTTCCAGGGACGCAGACCCACGGAGATCCGTGAGACTCACACGTCCACCATCGTTGTACGACTTGGTGCCTTGTCCACCTTTACGTTTGAGATGGACGATTGCATGCACCCCTATCCCTGTCTCTTCGACAAGGGAGCGGAGCCGTGTCATGAAGATGTCGATGGTCTTGCGTTCACCTTCATCCTCGCTCAGGCCACTGACCACTATGGAGATGTGATCCAGCACAACCCAATCGACACCCAAGGCAAGAGCCATGTATCTGATCTTGCCAAGCAGGGCATCAGTGCTTGTGCTGCCCCAATGGTCATATAGCCAGAAGCCTTCCTGCAGTACGTGGTGGTGTGCTTCCATGATCTGATCGATGGTCACACCCTCACGGGAATTGAATATGGGTTTGTTGAGATAGATACTGAGCCACTTGTCCCCGGTCTTCTTCCGGTTTTCTTCCAAGTAGATGACACCAACCTTGGCACCCTTGTTGACCTTGAGATCGTAGGCAATCTCTGTGACAGCAGTTGATTTGCCTATGCCGGACCCGGCAGTCCACAGGTACAGCTCACCCTTACGGCACCCATCAAGCATCTCACTCAGCTTGGGGTAGAGCATAGGTATCCCTGGTACTGGCTCACGTAGGATGTCATCAATCAGGTCAGCACCACTCACGATACCATCAGGCCGGTAGTCCTTGGCCCGATAGACTGAATTACCAAGCTTGCTTCCCTGTTCACTCAGATACATCTCATTGGCATCCTTGAAGCCCTCATAGCTCATCACCTTGACCTTGCCTGGGGTGAACAATGGAGCGACCTCGGCCACACCCTCACGACCTGGAGCATCATCATCAAAGGCCAGCACGATTTCATCGAAGCTGTCCAGGAACTCAAGGTTGTGCAGGATGGATTTCTTGGCACTCTTGATACCGCTTGGCAGGCTGACCACAGGCCAGCTCAGGCCGAACACTTGGGCAATGGTCATGCAGTCGATCTCACCTTCAGTGATCACGATGCGCTTCCCTTTGCTGGCCCATAGATGCTGGCCCCACATCTCCACACCCTTAGGCTTCCCGAGCCAAGCAAAGTCCTTGTCAGGATAGCGCAGGTGCTGTGCTACAATCTCACCTTTCTTGCGGTAGTTTGCTATTTGTACAGGTGTTCCCTTGTGCTTGCCTACCATATACCCATACTTCTGACAGGTCTTCCGTGCGATCCTCCGTTTGCCCAGGGCTTTACATACGCCCTGGACAAGGGAGGTATTCACGGAGTTGTCAACGGCACTACCATCAGCCCCTGTGTAACGCTCACAGACAAAGCAATAGGTGTGGCCGTCATCATAGACAGCCTTCCCGTCACTTGATCCACAGTGTTCACAAGGAGCATGTTCAACGAGACTACTCTCCGTGATGTCTGTCATGCTTTCTTTCCTCTTTCCTTCAACCACGATGCTGGTATGGACTTCTCAGCCCACTTGAACCCCCATCTGTCACACCAGGATGCATACGTGTGTATCTTGCCTATCTTCTTCTTGGCATTCATGAACACGAACCGGACATCCAGATCAGGGTGTTGGGCCTGGATAAGACGGTGCTTGGCACGGTCCTCAGGCTCCCAGAAGCCCTTGATCTCCACGTATATCCCGTTGCTCAACACGACATCCGGCTTGTACTTGTGGTGCTTGACGTAGGGGATAGTGAACGGCTCATATTGGAAAGGGACCCCCTTCTTCAGGAGATCCCTCACAATACTAGCCTCAAACTCAGACCGACAGGTGATGTCCTTGGTGACAGGCACCTGTTTGACCCGGCGGTACTTCGGTTTCCAGGCCATTAGAAGTCCGCGTCAGTATCAGTATCGAAAGTATCCACGTCATCATCATCCTGAGGGATGTCCGTGTGTACGTACGCGCCATCCTCAGCACCGAATCCAAGAGCCTCGGGGTTGTCCCCGTACTCAACAAGGTCGATGATCTGGATACCCTTGAGCCGACGGCTCACACCGATGGTGTCCTTGCTGGTGTAGCTGACCAGATCGCAGCTCACCCTGACAGTGGAACCATTGCCAATGTTGGGGATGTTCTTGATGGCCTTGCCCTGTCCATCAGCAACCAGAATCTTGTTGAACCAAGTCTTCCCTGTCTTGGTGGTGATCTTGTAGTTGGCGCGGAAGTTCATGACGATGTATCCGGTTTCTTCACCGGTCTCATCATCCATCTCAACTTCATACGCTGGCACCTTCTGCATCTTCTTGATCTTGCCGGGCTTCATGTCACTGGTCTCATCGTCCCAGGCTTCCTCCAGATACTTGTCCATCTGCTCGATCAACTCTTCAGCCTCGTCCTGGGGGATCCTGAGCTTGATCGAATAGACACCATCCGAATTGAACTTAGTGTCTGGGTCTTTGATGTGGGCATAAGCAGCGTAGCCTTTGGGTGTGACGAATGATTTCTTGAGCATCTTTCTGGACATGGTTGGTTTACCTCTTGTGCTTGAGTTGGTGGCAAAATTGCCTTTCTTCTCCTTATGGGGGCCTCCAATCACCAACAGTTTTGGTAAGAATGGGGCTTTAATGCCCGTGGTTGAGCCAAACAAGAAGGCCGTTGGTTATGATTCCAACGGCCCTCTCTGTATTACATTATATACGGAAGCGGAGATATTTAGGCAAAGCAATACGCACTGTCCTTCACCAATTCGAGATCCAAGGAAGCAGGTGCTGGTGGTTCGGTCCATTCAACCTTGTCACTCAGTCGCTTGAACTGCTCGACTAGATCCACAAGTGGAGATGATTGGTAAAGCGAAACGAACTGCTCCCTCAGAATAGCATTCATCCTGCCAGCATCACAGGCATGGCACCCGAAGCTGTCATGGATCATGGCAAAGCTATCAATGCCCTCCTCCAGACATGCAAGCACGGTCATCTGAAGGTGACATGCGTCCATGCTGTGGATGAAATTGGGGACAATACCGTTGGCTGCTCTACGGGTCAGCACACCAGGAGCTTCCTCCTGCAGGGTGAGCTTGATAGTACAGCCACCGAAGAGAGTTTTGACCCTCCGCATCTTGGTGTTGGGGTAGTGCTGCAGCACATGGAAGCCCATGGGTGTGGTCCATTCCAGAGCCACGTCCTTTTTACCAGCAGCAGAGGCTGTATCCTGAAGCCACGTCATGAGTTCAGCCGCCTTGACCACCACCTGCTGGATCGCCTTGACATTGATCTGTGCAAGGTACCCGCAATAGGTCTTAATCTTGTTGGTGCCGATGTCGATACCTTCCTTCTTGACATGCTCGGCTAGCTGGTCGGTCATGCCGTACTGCTTGGCACCGTAGGGGAGGGTCATCACGTTACGTTTAACCAGGGATCTATCCATGTGTGGGAGCCACGCCTTGGCCATGGCCGGAACATCACTGATGTGCTCACGAGGCTGGCCTTGAGGATCTTTAACGATAGTCTTTTTGATCTCCCCATGCTTGGCGTCATACTCGAGCAGTCTCTTTGCCACCTCTGCCACCTCTGCATAGATGTCCTGGGGCCTGTCCGTAGGTACAAGGTTGGTAGCTTTGCCGCCGACCGGATCACACAACACAGCGGAGCAGTGCTGCAGACCATTACAGGAACCGTCCCATGCAGTGGGCAGCTTGGTGAGCATGTCTGGTCCCTCATCCAGATACTTGGTCCACTCATGACAGAAAGCAAGGAACTGCAGGGGGCTCTCATCAGCCGTGGACCAGAACATGGAGCCGTCCCAGGTGTGCTCGGCACTGTCCCTGATGTCAGCCTCATGCGCCTTGATCCAGGCTACACGGTCCTCAAAGGGGAGCTTGTCCAGGGCCACACCATCGTGCTTGCCGAACAGGTTGGCACCGTGAATAGCCAACCACCGGGCACCCTCGGTACCCAACCGCTTACCCTCGGCAAACTGGAGCAGAGCCTTGGCAGTGTGATCGCCCTGTGGGTTGAGGTAGCTGACTGTGCAGTACAAGCGGCCCCGCCAGTCAGAGTACCAGGGGAACCAGATGGGTCCGTCCTTGAACTTCTCGGCCATCTCTATCTGTCTCATGACTGCCATGCGCTGTGACCGCTGCGTGTTCCACGGCTCGTGCACCTCTTTACTGATACCCTGCTTGAACTTCTTCACAACTTCAGGTGAACTCTCCTTCATGATCTCAAGCTCTTCGGGGTTGCTCCAGGGGCAGGGGTTGGCGTAGTCAAAAGCATCAAAGAGTTTCTGCTTGTCCATCATAGGAATGTCACCGGTACCGTCCCCCAACTCCTTACACTTCTTCAGGGCATCCAAGATGTGTGGGTTGATCTCCCAGGCTGTGTCCTGGAGTGCGTTGACGACCCTATAGAAGCTCGTGAGACCTCCATCCTGAAGCTTTTCCCGATGTTTGGTACTTCGGGTAGCAATTAGGCACTGCGCCCTTGTACCGAGCTGTGAGAGGTATCCACCGCCGTACAGGCTGTCCCAATGTTTCGGAGGGACGACCATGGGGTAGATGAGGGGTGAATTAAGGGCACTGGACTTGTGCTCCTTGTCCAGCCACTCACACGTACGAGCAGTGGGAGAAAGGGCGATATGTATCTTCTTGCTGACCGGATCTTTGACCCTGATCTTTTCAAAGATATCACCTACAGTGCAGACAATATCCAGCAGCCTTGATCCAATCTTGACACGTACATCATTTGTCCACCCGAGGCTCGGCACCTCAGCCTTCCTGCGACAGAAGTCCATCACGGTACGTGTGTAGCCCTCGTGTGTGCCGTCCTTGGCTACACGTTGTGCCATCTGTGCATAGAAGTCAGGACTGGATTTCTCAAAGGCGTCCTGCTCCAGAAGGAACTGTACGTCTCTTCCTAAGGTGTTGCTCACGGTGGTGATATACGATCTGTCTTTGTTGTGGGACTTGGCCATGGAGTTGATGGCCGCTTTGACTGTCGTGAATGCCAACACGTAAGGGTCAAGCTGGCTGAGCACCTTCTTGTACTTGGCCATGACCCCGGCTCCCTTCAGGTCCATCAGCCATGAGCGGAGAGCAGAGGCCACAGGCTCCACCCCATATCGCAGTAGACGTGCCTCAGCAGAGAAGGAGGTCAGGTCCTCGCCCTTTGTGTATGCCTTCATCAGCTTGTCCTGGTATTGTTTGGCACCTTCGGTGGCCTGATCCTTTTCGAGTGCTATCTGTCGTTCAACAAGTTCGGGGGTGATGTTGATGTTCAGCATCGGTAGCTCCGTGATGTGTTGGTGGTTGTGATGGTTGATATGTACGCTTGTGGAGTTAATAGGCGAAAGGAAACCCAGGACTCTTTGGTCTCACCTTTAGGTTAACCTTGAGTCCTGGGCATGTGGTTATCTACACCAGGATCAGCATCTCTTTAGGTATACGTAAAGCCTTATATAGCATAAGAGAGCTTTCTTTTTTTCTTTCCTTGTGGGGAACAACGACCACCAACAGTTCCACCAACAGGTGATCAACAGTGATGGTGCGGATGCCGTTTGTGAGGGGTGAAAAGTGAGGTATTTCAAGGGGGTAGTTGGTGCGCCCGGCACGATTCGAACGTGCGGCCGACGGCTTAGAAGGCCGTATCCTAAAGTTTGCAGTCAATGATTTCAGCATGTTATGTTCTCCAAAGGGTAAAAAAGGGTCATTTGTTGGTGTTGGTACCAACAGTTTCACCAACAGTTTTCACGTGAGTTTTGCCCTCAGATCAGCGATGTTTTTTCCTCGAGCGTATCGCTCTGTGACCTTGATTGAACTGTGACCTAAAACTGTCTTGATCTGGTAGAGGTTGACCCCTGCATCCACCATCCGGGTGGCGAACGTGTGCCGGAAACAGTGGGGTGTGATCGGCTTCTTGTCGGCACGGTGCTGCATGTGTTCGGCTGCTCGCGTGATGTTTCTGTGGATTGCATCATAGGGCACATCAGTGAATGGCCCCGGGTCTCCGAGGTCCATCCGGTCCTGCAGGATCTCCTTGACACGTTTGCCAAAGGGCACGTCCCTGGGCTGGCTGCTCTTGGTGATGTCAGCAGTGAGTTCGATGGTGCTGGTGCTCATGTTGACGTGATCCCAGGTTAGGGCCATGGCCTCCCCAACACGCATGCCGGTGCCAAGGAGTACGTAGGCAAGGTCAATGGTTTCCTGTAGGTATGTCGTGTATCGGTACTTCTCCTTCAGGTGCTTCAGGTTGTGCAGGAGTTCCGCTTCCTCCTCGTGGGTGAGGATCTTACGCCGCTTGGGCTCCTCGCGCTCCTTCTCAACCTTCATCCTTGGCAGGGGCATCCCCCAGATATCAATAGCCCTGTTTCGGAGTGTCATAAGGCCTGTCAGATACTTGTTCACGGTCCTGGGGCTGGCTCCTCCATCATAGAGGGCGTTCTTGATCTCCAGGAGGTGCGTTTGGTTGATGTCCTGGATGTAGACATCACCAATGATGTTGATGATGCGTTCTATCTGGTTCTTTCGTTCCTCCCCTGTGCTGGTCTTCCCCCATTTCTCTGCGAGCATGCGATCAAGACCAGCACGGAGCCGCATCCCTTTCTTCATCATCTTCTCAATGGGCGTAGCTGTCACCTCAAAGAACGTCTCTTTCTGTAGCTCCTCCGCTTTCTTCTCAGCTTCAGCCCTGTCGGTGGTGCGTAGGCTCTTAACAAACCGCTGCCCACCCACATGGAACTCAACGTAGAGGATGCCTTTCTTACCTCTTGGGAATATGGTTGCCATTGCTGTTTATCCCTCCAGTATTTCAACGAGCCTGTCATATAGTGCTGCACCTTTTGCAGACAGGCTGTTCAGGGTTGTACGGGCGTCCCACGGGTCCGGGCGTTGTTCAATGAACCCGTGGGTCACCTCTAGTTTCTTGGTGTTTCTGGATGCGCTGGCCGTGGTCATATTGTAGACTTTACAGATGCTTCCTATGTTTGTCGTACCATTCATCCCCACATGTAGGAAGATCAGGACTTGCTGAAGTGGGATGCTGCTTCCAGTTTCCTTACGGATGAGTTCAAGACCTCTTGCAAATCTGTCAATATTTCGCATATGGCTGTTTGTTCCTCAGGCGAGGCGTTGGTGATGTCTTGGTAGTTTTCGGTGCCTTGTTCGTCATCTCACCAATAGACAAACACGCCGTTTTCGATTTCTACCGTGCATTTTCATTTTTAATGACTATCAAAGTGAACTCCGTTTATCAGTTACTGATGAAAATGTAAACACTTGTGTACGTAAATAACAAGTGTGCCCTACGCCTGCTGTTTATCTCTCTCTCTACCTCCTGCTTATTTGTAAGACAGGGATTGTACCTCCCTGTTTCCGCTTGTCAACCCTACCATGCCACATACACACAGCACATGCTAATAGGCTGGAAAATATGAATAAGCCGTTGTACACCCGCCATTGACCCTACCTCCTGGGCGTTGTATAGGTGACTGTTCCCCGTTGCCCTGGAACCCTGCTGATGATCCTACAGCGGTATCCCTGGGCCTCCAGGTCCCGCACCCTGTCCTTGATCCGGTCCAGGTTCACGCTCAGTGTCCCCAGGCTCATCTCACCCTCTACATCCAATTCATATAGGCACTTTGCCACTCCCCCTCGCTTCCTGTAGCTGTTGGCGCGACCGCTGAAAGGGTTGTACATGGTGCCTGTGTATGTCTGTGTTCGTGCTCTCATGATTAGTCCTCCTCTGTGGTTTCGTAGGCGATGAGCTTGCCGAAGCTGACGGCTCCACTGGTTTCCAGGGCTGCTCTTGCTGCTGTTTCGTCCAGGCTTGATCTGCACTGCTCGGGCGTCTCCACTGTATAGGTGTCTCCGTCGATGTCGCTGATGATGATCATATTGCCTGCCCCCTTCCTGATACGACTGTCACCTTGTGACCCTGGGCCGTGTATGTGTGATATCTACGATCCCTGACCCCCTGGGCATCCTCCAGGCTGTCCGTATAGTAGACTAGGGCCGTATCCAAGGTGCCGTCGATATTAACATGTACCTGCCACGTAGCGCGGACGTGATCCCTGACGATGGATAGCGTGATGCTGCTCATATCTTGTACCCCCCTCGATGGTTACGTTGTGGCCTTCACTCTCGTACCAAACTCGCATTCCCCACATGGTGTCCTTGGCGTCAGTTAGGTCGTCAGTGAAACACATGGCATCCTCGCTATGCTTGCCGTCGATATAGACGTGTACCTGCCATTCTTCCCATTCCAAATCCCTCGTGATACATAGTGTTATGTTGCTCATATTTTGTACCTCCCCTTGATGGTCACGTTGTTGCCTTCGCTCTCGTACCTGACTTTCATGCCGCGCATGGTGTCCTTGGCGTCAGTTAGGTCGTCAGTGAAACACATGGCATCCTTGTTATGCTTGCCGTTGATGTAGACATGCACCTGCCAGTCGTCCCAGTACGGATCGCGCTTGATGCATAATGTGATGTAGTTCATGCTGCTGCCTCCGTGGTTTTGATCGTGTGTAGTGCTGCTGCCAGGGTCCTATGCCGTGTGACGCGCCCTGCTATCTGGATGCGCCACATGCCGTCGATGCGGGATAGTTTAATCACGGCGAGCCCTGTACATGCTGACATCCAGTAGACGGGTGAATCCGTTCGACTTGTACATCTCAGCCGCCAGCCCCCTCACAGCATGCCTGCCGATGATTAAGGGTTGCGCCTGGAGTGCTTCCAGGGTCTCCGTCTTGAGATATGCTGGAGCATTCCTGAGAGCATGCTTAAGTCCATTGGATTCGAGATATGTGGGTGCAGTATCCAGTACACAAGCTGACATTCTCCAGGACAATGGGAACACTCTTTCAGCCTTCTTGAGAGCATGCTTAAGTCCATTCGCCTTGATACAGGCATAAATAGCTGGTCCGATACGTTCTTCGACTTCGATTAAGTACATCATGCTTTGTTGCCTCCTGTGTTGTGGTGTGGTGCCGATTGTTTCCGCTTGTGTATATATTAGTGCATGAGAAAAAGCACATGTTCCTTTCGCAGGCATGCCGTGCAGTCCTTGCCGCATTTTATTTTTGTGTTGCCGTTGATGCCATAGGGACAGATGGTAGCATGGTATTTCTTGGCCATTTTGTGGATGTAGCCAAGAGAACCAAAATTCAAATTGCCATTGGGAAGGATAGATTTAACAAGATTGAAGTTCGGCAAACTGCTAATCCCGGTGAAGTCAAGAGTAGTCTTTGTGTATGTATAGAAACTGATACTGGTATGCTTTCTAATCAACCTAGCCCACATATCAAGGTAATCCTGGTTAATGAAATCACCACTACTGTGTAGCCGTACGATTTTGAGGCTTGTTTTTGTTAGCTGCTGGTCCAGTATGTTCTCGAGGCCTTCCAGGTCATGCCTTGCCATCCATGACCAGATAGCTCGCCGATTGTAGACGCCTGGATATTGCCGCTGAGCCTTCATAGCATAGCATGCTTTCTTGCATCTACTACAATTTGTGCATGTATCAACAGCCAGCATGTCAAAAATCAAAACATACTTGCTATCCAGCTTGCCGTTGCCTTCAGATAAAGGCTGGCTGGCAAAGACGCCAAGCTTCTTGAGATATACAGGTCGATTCTTTGTGCCTTTTGCATAGTCCACATATCCAGAAGGTGTTTTGACGTTCTCAAGTACCAGAATTGACTCATTCATGATACTTGTCTCACGATTCATTGCTGCAAGGCTGGTAACTACTGTGGGTGAGGTGATTCTGCTCAAGCTTTTCATGTGATTACTCCATGTGTTAAAAATGATTTGTGCTCTTTGCGTCCAACAAGTCCAGGTCTAGAGGATGCCGATTGGGATGTCAACAAGTTTTTTCAAATTCTTTATGAGTTATTCATGAAATGGCGCAACCATGCGGGTTGAAGGGCGAAAAAAAGTTATTGATCAAGCCTTGATGAAGCTTACACAAGTGAAGGTGATCACCGTCAGCCTATATTGTAATGGGTGCTGGACTTGGGATGTTCTGAGGAGGACTGAGGTGTCCTGAGGTGTCCTGAGGTGTCCTGAGGTGTCCTGAGGATGCCGAACGATTGGAAGTGAGATACCGAACGATTGGGAATGGGTGTCCGGAGATTGGACTTGGGTGAAAAAAAGGACTTCCATGGAATATCACCCTGACGTGTCAAAATATTGACAGCAGTTCAACCCTCTGCATGTCAGTTTATTGACACCTGTTCACCTCTTGCCCACCTCTTGCCCACCTCATGACCATCCAACGGCTATCAAAGCCGATAGCGACCGCGTAACCATGCGGGTTCCCAGGTGACTGTTGGTGGTGGTGGTGGTGATAGAATGGAATTGAGCACCTTTAATAGGAACTGATACTGATAGCAATCGATAATGAGAACCACTAGCGATAGGGGCACGGGGGAAAGCTGGCCTGTTACTTTTAATATAAGGACTTCAGATTTTTCTACCAAAACAAACGGTGCCCTCAGGTTGACCATATGCCTCCCTCAGGTTAACCTCATGCCCACCTCATGCCCACCTACTACATCCACTTGTGGATCCATATGAGCCTTATTCAGCCCTCTGCCACCAAAAGCCGACCACTAGGTACCCCTAGCTACCTGCGCCTCTAAAATGAAGCCACAGGAGCTAGGGTACACCTAATGCTTACCCGACACTTACCCGACACTTACCTGACGCTGCTCCAGGTATTTGTCCTTTGTCTTTGGAACAGCACATGTTCTTCAAACTTTCGTAGTTCTTCATTAAGGGCTGCTTCACGATAAGCATCAGCAGCGAGAGCCTCATCCTGGCTCATGGCATTCAACCAGTAGCTCACGGCCATGCTCACACAGTCAAGACGGTCATCGTGCTTGAGGGCACCTCTGGCTCTGGTGATACGGGTCATCTGATAGAAGAGGCTTGTCCACACTTCCTTCTTGAGGTCTTCGATGTCATCCTTGACGAGCTGCTTGTCCACCACCAGACGGTGGCTATTCAGCACAGGCTCAAGGGTATCAATGATACGCATCTCTTTCTGGGTGTGGTGGCGTACTTCGTTAGTGGTGCAGGGATATGTAGCAGTCAGCACAGGCTTCAGTAGCTGAGTGAACATGCCATCACCGAAGTTGCTCTCAATCACTATCTCATTGACCTGATACTTCTTGGCAATCATTGCCAGGGTCTTGAGTACGTCAGGTGTGTACCCTCCGGCCAACCCTCCACACTCCAACAGGAACAGCTTACCGTGCAGCTGCTTGACAATCGCATAGGCAGTCTCATCGGCACCACGACCACTGGGGTCAATGGCCATGACAGCACCGCTGTACTCTACCCATTCCTTGTCGATGTACATGGGGCTGTACCAGCGGTCACCCTGAAAGCCCACTGCGGGGATGTCCTTGATCTTGTTGAGGTCTGCTGATCCGTACTGGATGGTGGATGGTGCTTGGTCAGTAGCAAGGTCCATGACAATCAGATCACTTGTCTTGAGCGGATACTTGTCGGCATCACTCAGGCTTGTGTCCAGCATGAACTGAAGGGCAAAGCCAGATCTACCGTACGCTGCCTCACGTTCAATCAGATCGTTGTGAGTGAACCGTTGGGGATCAGTGGGAAGACCAAAGCACTTGTCCTGCTCCTTTTCGATACGGTCATAGATGATAGGAGCAAGAGCACCACTGTACATCTCAGGTTTGGAAGGGTAACGAGCAGGCCAGATACGAGCATCATAGCCCCGCTCTCTCATTGTGTTGTAGACAGACTCCTCGGTCTGAGGAGTGCCCAAATACGTTATACGGCCAACCTCAGGAACGATGATAGCCTCAAACTCAGTACATGCCTTGACCAGCTTGTCACGCATGTCCTGCGTCAAACTGTTCTGGGCAACCTCTACGTCATCAGCGATGATGTGGGTTGCACGACTACCAGTGAGCTGTCCCATAATACCGACAGACTTGACACTGGGAGCGTGAGCAGCTCGAGAAGGACCTACGTCGAAAGCAAGTTTGCTGTCCCGCTGGTCATGTGTAGGCTTGAGATGAGTGAGGAGCGGCACCTCCCGGATCAGTCGCTGAGTGAATGCACTGAAGTCATCAGATCTGGACTTTGATGCACTCACCACCAGAAACTTGATCTGAGGATCCCTGTACAAACTCCAGAGCACAAAGGCACTGGTGATCCAGCTCTTACCCACACCACGGAACCCCTCGATGATTTGTCGAGAAGGCCCGTGCTGGAGGTAGGTGGCTATATCATATTGTATAGGTGTGGGGTCAGGCAGATGGAGGTGCTTCCATATGAGGTACAAGAAGTTCCTGAAGTCAGCTATCAATGGATGCTGACTCATGTTTATCCTTATTGGTTGTAGCCATTAGCAGCATGGCTAGGGTGAGGCTTAAGATAGCCTAAGGTCATCCCATGTACATGGATACCTTAGGTTAACCTTAGGTATACCTAAAGGTACCTTATTATGTCTTTCTTTTCTCTCACCCCTTATGGGGGCCTCCGTCGATGGGAGGGAAT